ATGTATTCTTTTAAAGAAGCTGGTTTTATACAAAAAAAAGGAATTATTTTATTAGAATAATTATTTTCTAGATCTCTATTTACTTCAGTATCAATATTTTCTTTTATTAAGTTAAAATTAATATCTTCAAAAAACTTATTTTTATCAGAATTTCCATCATATTTATAATAAGATATTTTATAATATTGGAAAGATTTGAATCTTTTTATTTCTTTATCATGCTTTTCACTATTTTTAGGAATTTTAAATAAAATATCATTAATTGTAATTTGTTTATTTTCATATAAGCTCTCTATATTTTTTTTCATCCTTTCCTTTAAATCTACAAAAAAATATTGTTTGTATATAACATTATCTTTTTTAAAAACTTCTACTCCATTAGAAATGATTTCTATTTCTTTTTTAGGAGTTACTGTATATTCATCAGTAGCTAATAAAAAAATGATTTTTTCATATTCTTCATTTTCTTTTTTAGCTGTAAAAATAAAGCAAGTTGTATTTTTATTAGTATATATATTGTTCATATTGCACCTCTTTAATGATATAATTAATAAAATAAACTAGTTTCAATAAACAATAGTTTATTTAAAAAATCTACATTCGTTTATTTGACTTTATATTATCACATTTGTATATTTAAGTCAACTATTTTTTATTTTATTTTTTACATTTATAAAAAAGAGGTTAAAATGTTCTCAATAGGTAAGAAAATTGAATTACTAAGGAAAAATAAAAAATTAACAAGAGATGAACTTGCTGAGAAAGTAAATATTTCTAAGCAAAGTATTTTTAATTATGAAACAGAAAGAAGATTAATTCCTATCGATGCACTTTCTCTTATTGCTGATTTTTTTGAAGTTCCAATAGAAAGTTTTTTTAATGATAATTTTATTGATTCCGAAAAAATAAAAAATAACAATACTATTAAAATTCCAGTGATTCCTATAGCATATTCTGATATGACTAATATTCCTTCTGTTATTGATTGGTATGAGTTCCCTGTGTCATTATCAAAAAATGCCGATTATGCAACTATTCAAGATAATAACTCAATGGAGCCAAAAATTTATGAAGATGATCTAATTTTAATAAAAAAAACTAATGAATTAGAAAATGAAAATATCGGTTTGTTTAAACTAAATGGTAAAATTATTTGTAAACGCTTTTATAAAAATTTAATTACAAATGAAATTTTACTTAAATCGGATAATTTAACTGTGGATTCTATAAAGATAACTGAAAAAGATAATTTTAAAATTGTAGGAAAAGTTGTAGGAATATTTGATTATAATTTATAAGTTTTTAGTGTTCTATTTCAACTTAGTAGCAAATCGCTACCTAGTTGTTTTATATTTATTTATAAAGTATTTTTTGATTAGGTTGATTTTATAATTTTTTCAATTATAAAACATATTTATATTTTTTCTTTATTTATCAATATAAAAAATGATATAAATTATTAATAGTGTTCTATTTCAACCACCGTCAAAATTGTCGGTAGTTGTTTAATATTGATTTTATTGTATTATTTTTATTTTAAGTTTTTAGCTAGTCTTTTTATAATGTTTAATTTTTGTATTTTAAAGATATGAAGCTATTTTTTAGCTAAAAAGATCCACTTACACAACAAGGATTTTTTTAGCTGTTTTTTTTATATCCATTTTTTCAGTATTATTCTATCTGTGCAGGCTTCTTTTAAAAAGTCTTATTTTTTATCTTTTGCACAGGAAGTGAATGGCAATAAAACAATAAAAAAAGAGCCTTTAGCTCCCTATTGAATGAGTTTTAAATTTTATTGAATATTTTTATATTTTCTTATTTCCTCTGTGTAAGTATATAAATTTTTACTATTTTTTCTCAGAAATTATCACTTTTTATCACTCAGTTACACTTCTAATTAACACTAACAAGACCCCTATAATTCTATTATTAAAGCTATTTTTATTTAAAATATTAAATTTATTATTTCATATTACCCCCTACACGTATATTCATATTTTTTATTTACCCAATTATGCTTCATTTTTGGTGGGTTATAAGAGAAAAAACCTTTATACCTTAAATTATCTTTTAACTTTCCTCTATATATTGAATCAAGTACCATTTCTACTTCATCTTCATTTTTAAATTCTGCTAATTCTTCAAACCAATATTCTGTAATTGGAAAACTTGAGTCAACTATTGATTTACTTTTTTGTGGATCATCAACTCCCATAAATATAAATTTATTTCCTCTCTCTGTGTATCTGATTTCTAAAGGACTTAACTTATATTCAAAATAGTCTTCAACTCCTAATTGCTTAATTGCCCATTTAATTTGCTCATAAACAGACTTCTTTAAAGTTTCACCAACTTTTCTAATACAAACTATATTTAGAGGATTTCTAATTAAATCAAGTGTCAACATTAAAGCTATATTACTTGATTTAGCGGATCCTCTTCCGCCTTTACAAACTATTTTTGTGTACTTATTACTTTTCCAAGCTTTATAAACTTCATGAAATTTTGGTGTTAATACTTCTGATACTTGTTTAATTTCCCTTTTTTTCTTAGAGATTATCAACTATCAACACCCCTCTTTCTTCTTCAACTTCTTTTTTAGCTTGTTCTTTTTTCTTTTCATTTCTTGCTGTTACTTTCTCTACAACACTTGCAACTTTAACTAAAGCATCAGCAGTTTTTGGATCTTTGAATTGCTCAGGATTTTTAGAAATTTCTATTAATATTTTTTTATGTGTTTCGTCAAGCAAATCAACTACATCATCCAAAGTCATCCCAGCTAGTTTTCTAGCCTCTTCAAACTCTTCCTTATTATCCTTTATCCAACGATAGATAGTGCCTTGTGATTTGTTTAAAGCACTAGCTATTTCTTTTGCTGTATTACCTTGTGCATATAGCTTTTTAGCTTTTAATAACTCCAAGTCCATAAAGCACCTCCATTTCCATTTTTCTGTTTCTATTTTGTTATAACTTTTTTCTTTTATAAGTGTTGTAATATTTACAATGTTTTTAAAAATTGCAATAAATAAAAAAAGCACATCATTTTTTGATGTGCCTTTTAATAGTTTTTAATCTTTCTTTAAATATTCAATTAATGCTTTTTCTATTACATTTGTCAATTTTTCATTGGGGAATTTAGTTTCTATTTCTTTAAAAAGCTGGGGATCAATTCTAAATGTTTTATTGATTTTCTTTTTATCTTCATCTAGCTTTTTTCTTCCTGCTCCCTGTCTTACACCACCTGATGCCATTTTTAACCTCTCTTTCTAAAAATTTTAGTAAGTTTCTTAATACATCTTATAATCACAATAAGACATAGTAAAATACTAAATATTTTTATATAGTTACTATCATTATAATTTTTTCTTGTAAAATTTAAAATTACTATAACTAGTATTAAAATTGTATTAGTCATTGTATATTTGAGTAAAATCTGTTATAATTTAATCAAGAAACTGGATTACTCCAGTTCCTTGATGTTTGAGTTAGTTGAAATAATCTACTAATAGAATTATCAGCGTTAGGACTGCTATGATTAACTCTATTATTGCCGTGATTAGTTCAATTAACTCTTTTTTATTCCCTCCTTTCTTTTGTTTTTTTATTTTCTTACTCATCTTCTCACCTCCTTATATATTTATTATATCATAGCCTTTTGATTTTTGCAAGTGTTTTTTCAAAAAAAATATAAACTTTTTTACAATTTTTACTACTATCAAAACTATGAATTTATCTATTTTTAATTAAATTTTGACTAGTGGTATTTTTTATTAAAAATCTACTAAAGTTACCATTATTTTGAACATAAAAAAAAGAGTATTTGAACTCTTTTAGAATAGACTATATTGTAAATCTTTTTTTATTTGGAGAGAACTTTTATATGAGCTTTCTTTTTCTAATAACTCTAAACTTTCCAAATCAATCTGCCATGTATATCTTTTTAAGTTTTTTATACATCTATACCCTAACATCCCAGTTCTACAATAATTATATATTGTACCAATAGAAACATTAAGTCTATTAGATGCTTGAGCTACACTTATATACTTTTTAGCCATATTTTATCCCCTCCTCTCAATTAATATAACATAAGAGCTTATTTTTGTCTATAAAAAAAGAGAGGATTTACCTCTCTTAGTTAAGTCTTTTCTTTATTTGTTCCAATAATATATAAATGCCCTTATCTTTTTTATTTAGTTTTCTTAACTCATCAAAAAATCTCTCTTTATCCTCAAAGCTTCTATTATAATAAAAATTTAAAAGTCCTGTTTTATAGTCTTTTTTATCTATATATTTTTTTATAATTTCTTTCATCTCATTACTATAATAATCTTCAAGTACAATATTATCTTTTCTTTCTGCCAGTTTATGAAGTATCCATTTTTTTGATTCTTCATCTCCAAAATTCTTTCTATAATTTTCGAAATGTTCTCTTCCTGCTTCATCATTATCAAATATAACAACATATTTACTAGTTATTCCTATTGATAAGCTAATCAATGTCCCTAAATTACTAACTCCACTTCCTGGAATTATCTTTATACTTTTATCTAATAGTTCTGCTTCTTGTAAGAGATTTAAAAAGATTTTATCTGTCATTCCTTCAGTTATAATTATTTTTTCATTATAATGTACAAGTGGGAAATTATCTATTTTTAGAGCATTTATTATTGGTGTAATTTCTCCTAAGTTTTTATTATCATCTATTTTAGTAATTTTTTCAATAGTTACAATTTCATTATTTCTTTTAGCTACATTTATTTCTGCTATCTTAACAACCTTAGGATTTACCATATTTTCTAAATGAGTTGTATAAAATATTATATTATTTTTCGATAAATCTCTTAAAACCTTTACTAATTCAGATTGAAAAGTTGTATGTAAATATACACCAGGCTCATCTAACAATATTATACTTCTATAATCTTCATCATCTGTATGTTTCCAATTGTATTTCATTTTTATAAAAAAATTAAAGAACCATTGAAAGCCTTTAGAACGCATATTAACAGGAAATGCAACTTTTCTACTTCTTCCATTTTCTTTTTTTTCTCTCAAATCTATTACCAAAAACTGAAAAATACCATTTTCAAATCTTAAATCAATATTTAGAGTCTGAAATTCATTTCTTATTGTTTCACTGATATGCATTTTATCCCATAGTTGAGATAGGCTCTCATTTAAATCATCTTTAATATCAGCAAGAACAGTTTGTCTATCAGATAAATCATATTTTGAAAACTTATCAATATTTTCATTATTTTTCTCAAAAATTTCTTCTATATATGGATACCATTGGCTACCTTTTTTTATTTCTTCAGGAACAATATCCTTAAAATCATCAATATATATGATGTTAGGTAAGTAATAAACAATAGCTCTTATAACAATTTCTCTAAGCTCTGGAAGTCCTATATATATTGTAATTTCTTCATTATAGTAACCATTCACATTTATTATTTCATTTATAGTTTCAAAAGAAAAGTCTTCCATAGTATAATAAGTACTATTTTCATTAAAAATTCTCTTTATTTTTAAGGTTTTATATGAATCATGAAAAATTTTTTTTAACTTAGATGAAATTAATGCTTTTATGGGTTTTAAATACTCATTTGCTCTAAAAGCACTTTCTTTTCTATAGCTACTTTTTTTTAAAAAATCTTCTTCTTTTTCTTCCATAAAATAATCTAAAACATTCTCTATAATAGTATTAGTATCAATATTTTCTATCTCAGCTTCAATTTCTGGGAAACTTTTATTATTAAACTTATTTTTAATATAACTAATATTTACAAATTCACCATTATATTGCTTGTCATTAGTGTAATCAAAAGAAAACATTGCTTGTAAGATTGAACTTTTACCTGTTTCATTTAATCCTATTATTGGAGTTAATTTAGGTTTATCAACTTCTATTGTTAAGTCTTTGATAGCTTTATAATTTTTTATTCTAAAACTTTTATATTTCATTAGTCCTCCTTTTTTACCATTTATTTCTTATTATACTCGTTTTTTTTATTAATTACAAAATTAATGTTGTTTTTTATTTTTTCAAATGCTCTATGCTTTATATTATATACCCATTGCCTTGACATCCTAAGTTTTTCAGCTACTGCTTGTCCTGAATACCCTTCAAAAAACAAAAGATTTAAGACTTCTTTTTCTTGCCTTGTGCAGCAATTTAATAACTTCTCTACAAGTACTTTATTTTCTAAGTTTTCATTGCCTGTATTTTCATCTCCAATTTCAAGATTTTCAATTCCTGAAAAATATAGTCTTTCTTGTTCACCCTTTTTAATACTCTCTATAACATACTGAGGGACTCTATACCTTTCTTTATCTATAAATTTTCTTATCTTTGCTTCAATATGAAAGTATAGATGTGTCATAAACTTTGTATTATAGCTTTCATCATAAGTTTTAATAGCTTGGTAGATTCCAAGTATCCCCTCCTGGAATCCATCATCAGTTCCACCCCATTTATTATTTATTTTTCTAACTGCATTCAAATACTTTTCAATAAGAGTTTCAGTAGCTTCATTGTCTCCCGCCTTGACTTTTCTTATTAGCTCCAAAATTTCAGTACTTTCCATTTTATCACCTTATAATTATAGTGCTAATTTACTCCTTACTATCTTTTCCTCAGCTACTTTTATAACGTTTCTAAGTTCTTGTTGTTCTCCAATTATTTCAAGTTGTCTACTTTCAATTCCTGCTCTTTTTTCTTGTAGTTTTTTCAATTTAGAATTTAAAAGCTCTATCTCAGCTTGTATTAATTCTTTTTCTTGTTTTAAATTATCTCTTTCTTTGAAATAATTATCTTCAAAATTATCCTCAGCAATTTTAGCTCTTTTTAAGTTTTCTAGTAAGATATTTAAAATTGCCTTGTTTCCTTCAGCATCCAATTCATAATTTATAGGATAACAAGTTACCATATTTTCACCAACTACTACATAAGTCATCATTTTATCTCTATTGATGTAAAACTCTGCTTTTTTATGAGCATCATAAGCTGCTGTACAGATGTACTCAGTTCCTTGAAATTCTGTTTTTAAATCTATTTCTAATCCTTCTACCTTATCTTCATTTTGCTTTTTCCAAATATCAAATGTTCTATCATTGATAATTTGATATTTATAAACTCTTGAAGCATATCTCATAAGTGCATGTCTTGTTATATTAATTTCTTTCATTCCCATTCCTTTCCAAGCTTAATTGTATTATCTATCATAAAATCATCACCGCTTGCTTTTGCCATTAACCTTTTTACCCACTCTAAAGCTTCTATCTGTCCTTTTGCTTTATAGTATTCTTTTATACTTTTAGTAACAGTATTATCATAGTTTATTTCAAATTGTTTACTTTCAATTTTTTCAAATAATTCTACTTCATCTATCATCAATTCAGCTCCTTACTCTTCCTCCCAATCAGCTATTTCTTCCACATCAGAATATGAATAATTATGACAATGAGAACATTCATAATAATCTGTATCGTGTATACTTAAATCATCTCCAGAAGTATCTTTATTTTTATCTAACTTGAATAACATCCCCCTTCTTAGTCCTACTTCTTCTCCACATTTCTTACATTTCCACATCTTCACCCTCCAAATTAAGTTTTTTCAATTTTCTTTTCTCCTGCCACTCTAATATTTCTTCAAGAATATAAATTAACTTACTGCACTCTTGAATATTCATGTTATTCTCTGTCTTCCCTTTTCCTAAGTACTCTTCAATAAAGTCTTGTTTGTCTTTTTCATAATAAACTTTATTGTATAAAGTGTTAAATCTACTTTTTTGCTTATCAGTTGCATAATTATTTATTAATCTTTCTAAAATTTTTATAAGAATCTCAGCTTGATTATAGCTGAGATCCTTACTAGAATTTTTATTAAATTTACTTTTTAAAAGTAGTCTATAATCTTCATCTTTTAAGCGTGCTTCATGCTTTAAAGTATGAATATATTTAATTTGATGTTTCTTTATTTCCTTCATTTTTCAAGTCCTCCATTACTGTAGTCATAGAAAGAGGAATATTGACTTTGTTCCCATTTTCATCTTTATAATATGCTTCAATAAATGTTTTTGATTTTAAAGGTTTCCAAGCTTCTTTTATTATTTGAACTCCTTCAGTTAGTTCATGATCATCTATACTTCCAGCAATTTTTTCTAGTTCCATAACTCTTGAAGCCTTCAAGTTTCCATTTTTATCTTTCTTTAATAATAAGTTCACTATTTCAAGTAAATGACTATTTTCATCCTGAACAGATTTATAAATATAGCTTTTAACCTTCTCTATTCCTGAATGAACAGTATCATCGAAACTGTCAAGCATTCTATGCCCTAGTGTTATAGTGAACTTCCCATCACTACTTGTAAATGTATGAGACTGTTGCTTATCATTTACTCCATATAATTCAGCCTTTAATTCTGTTATACTTTTAAAGTCATCAAATACTTCTTTCTTAGTCATTGCAATTTGTGCTGAAACTTCTTTCACTTTCTTCATTGAACTCATTACTGTTTCATCTACAAGCTTTTTATAAGCTTCTATTTTTTCTTTTCTTTTAGCTTCCTTACTTTTTTCTTCTTCTAAAAATTGTTTTCTTAATACCTCTTTTTCCTCAGGTGTTAGATTTTTAATGTCCATAATTACCTCCTTCTTTTTTATCTTCTAAAACCCATAATAATGCTTCTTTATACTTTATTAAAGGATATAATGTAAAACTAGATCCTTTATTTTTTTCAATTTCTTTATTTACTCTTTCTAATTCTTTTAAAATTTGTTTTTTAGTCTTAATATTTAAACCTCCATAAATTTTCCAAATTAATTAAAATTTCATAGCCTGTCAATATATCCACAAGTTTTGCATATACTCCATTATTACTTTCATAAGCATAGATAATTCCATCAATTATATACAAATCTTTAAATTCCATATTTAATCCTTTAATCTTTTAAAGTCAATAATTTCAAATTCTACATCTGTTGTTTTAAATTGATTTTTTAAGTTTTTAATCTGTTTTTCTTTAAAAACTTTTAATTGACTGCTATTCATCTCTGAATCAAAATCAAATGCCCAACCTCCAACAGAACTAAAGCCATTTACTGTATAAAGACAACTAACCCAGTATCTATATTTTTTATTTCTGTTAAAAAAAACTTTTTTATGTCTACAGTCGTAACCTATATTAAAACCAGCTATTAATAAAGCTATTGATAAACCTATTAAAGCCCATGTACTCATAATTCCCTCCAATTCTAATTAACACTATTCTAATTAACACCAATTAGCCAAAATTTCATTTATGTTTTTAATCATTTTTTTTATTTCGTTATCAATTTGAATATAACTTTCTCTAGCTTTTGAATTACCTTTATTAACTGCTTGAATGCAATTTTTTCTCTTTATTGAAAGAGATGCCAACTCATTAAGTTCTTTATCAATTTTTATGGCATTTTCTCCATACTCTCCAACCAGTATTCTTTTAGCTTCTTCCGTTAAAATCTTATCTTTCATTTTATCCTCCCTTATAAAGCTAGTGTTGTAACTGCGGCCTGTATATGTTCTTTTGTTATTTTTTCAGAATTATTTTGTATAGCTATTTCATTGCTAGATGTCAACAAGTTAGCTAAATGTCTTGCTGAACCTCTTACCATTGTATTAATGTACTTTATTAACTCTTGAAGCTCTGCTTCTTGGTACAGGTCCACTTCTCCTTTTAAAAATTGCTTTATAATGTTTGAAGTATCTTCTATTGTTAAATCTTTCAATGTCATATTTACAACTGCCCTAGAATACAAGTATTCGTATTCTTTTCTTTGTCCAAATATATTAGATTTTAGTCTTTCAGTTCCTGCTATAACTATTCCAACTCCTGTTTGATCAGCTATACTTCTAATTATATCTATAACACTTGCTTTTAAATGTTCTCCTTCGTCTATAACTATTATTGTTTCAGTGAACCTGATTGCATCTTTTATTCTATCTTTCAATACTTCAGAATTTCCACTTGAATCAAGTCTTAATTCCTTAGCTAACTTTCTTATTAATCCAACTGCTGAGATTCCATTTTCAGCAGTTATTAAAACTCCTTTACCTCCATAAATTTTTAAATATTCCCTTATAGCGTGAGTTTTCCCAAGCCCTGCTCTTCCAAAGATATAGCCAATTTTTGCACTTTCCATTAGCTGGTCCACTACATTTGAACTTACATATTTTTTAATTGTATTTAGTACGTGAAATACTCTTCTTTTAACTTCTGTATCAGCTGAAAAGTCTATTCTTTTCATTTTTCTTTTATGTCTACTTAAAAAGTCCTCAACCTTTTCAGCAAATACTTCATTATCCCCTACGTATGTTCCTTTTCTCCATTCACTTAATGTACTTGCTCCCACTCCCATAGCTTTTGCTATTTTTGCATAACTCATATTATTTTCTTCTGAGAACATCTCTAATCTTGCTCTTAATGTATCCATTTTTGCCTCCTATACATCTACATATATTCCATTACCTATGTGAACCTTATTCTTTTTCTCAATCATTTTAGTTTCTTCTTTCTTTTCTTCTATAAGCTGAGCCTCCTCTATATTTTGCTTGTCATTATAATAAATTAAATTTAAGTCATCTCTTATTTCTTCAGTAATACTTGAAACTTCTGTACTTAATTTTCTAATCTTTTGTAATCTCTTCTTATGTGTCTTCATAGCTGTAACATCTTTCCAGCCAGCAAGTCCAGCTTGTTCTGCCCTGCATAAAAATTCTCCACTATCAAGGTAAACATAAATATACTTTAAATTATGTGGGTCATATTTTATTTTTACCTTTTCTGTTTGATGATAATATAGGTATTCATTTTGATAAAAATTCTCCATAAATTCTATACCATTTTGCTGTACTGTTCTTATTTCTTCATACAAGAATAAAAGTCTTAACTGTTGTTCTGTTAGCATTTTTCTATCAACTACTGGATTTTCCTCAGTAAAAACTTCAAGAGGTGTCCTGTTATGCATTCCTTTTCCTCTATGCCCTTTTAAACCGTTATTTCTTCTACTTAAATAATAATAATGATTTTTTCTTTCTATAAATTTTGCTATTTCCTCCTCTAACTCCCATTGTTCTAATATTTCTCCTTTTGCTATTTTCTCCAATGCAAAACTTTTCATATGCTCTGGTCTTTCTACTATGTTTCCTCCTTTATATGTATAAAATTGCTTTGCAAAACTTTCTTTAAAATCAACGAACCATCTTTCTATATGTTTTGCTTGTGCATTATATTTTCTTGCATGACTTACATCTATTCCTGCACTTGCATATATTCCATCTAGTTCTTCAGTTCCTTTTAAAACTTTTGACTTGTACGCTTTTCCATTATCTGTATAGACATGCTCAGGTAATCCATACTTTTCAATTCCATTTTTTAATGCTATTGCTATTGCTTCTGTTGTTTCTGTCCAAGATAAGCTCCAACCTACTATAAATCTACTTTTTACATCTATCCATACTATTAAAGTAGGTGAACTATAAAATCTTTGTCCATTGTTCTTTTTCCTATTTCCTTGATAACACATTAACTCTAATGTATGTCCGTCTGACATCCAAACTTCTCCAGCTTTTATATCTTCATAGCTTCTTATAATATGTGGCTCGTAAGTATCTTTAAATTCTTTTGCTCCCATTCTTGCTTTTTCTTTTTCAATAATATTTATATCTTTATTAAAAATATTTCTTAGTGTCCCATAAGTTATGCACTTATCGCCATATAATGCTATTAACCTTTCAAAAACATACATAAATGAAACCTTGTTTTTTGTGTAATATAAAGCCTTTGCTGTTTCTATTATCTCCTTTCTTACCCTTCTTATTCCTCTAGCTGTACCGTGTCCTGAAGCCAATGCTAGTGGATTATATTTATTTTTTATATATACTCCATACCACCTACGAAGTGTAGGGACTGACAATTTCTTCAATATCTCCATTTGTTGAGGGTATTTGTCTTTTGCTTCTTTTATAAATCTATTTATTATTTCTTCTTTGCTTCCTTCTCCTTCTTCGTATTCCTCCTCTAACTTCATACATATAACAAACCTTGAATTAGCTACTCTTTGATTCCAAGTTGGTAGCTCATCAACTGCCTTTGCTTCTCTTTTGGCTACTGTCCTAGTTGCTACTTTCTTCTCTTTTTCTTTCTTAACTGCTAATAATGTAGCTCTATAAGCATCAACATCTGAGGCGTCATATACATTTCTTTGTCTCTTGTCTATAATTACCTTTTTAACTTTCCAGCCTTGAGCCTTAGCAAATCTTAGAGTTTGGGTTCTTTCTTTTCCTAAGATTTTTTGTAAATCTTCTATTAAGTATCCTTTTTCCATAAAAGCCCCTTTCTAAAAGATTCTCGTTTTCAAAGCTCTTTCAATACCTCTTTCAGTTTCTACATCTCTTTCAACATTTAGTCCTCTTAATGCTCTATATACTTTCTTTTCATCTAATCTTTCTTTATTGCAAAAATCTTTCAATGTCAAATCTCTTTGTAATAGTAACTTTTGAAAAGTCTTTACTTTTTTATCTCTATTTTTAATATATCCTGGTGTCTTTTCACATAGTGCTAAAACTTCAGCTTCTCTTTCTTCTAATTCTCCATTTAAAAGTTTTTTAAACTCATATTGACTTAGATTAAGTTCAATCATTACTTTTTGTAAACTTATTTCTGAATCTATCAACTTCTTTTTTAATTCAATTATTCTTATTAACTTCTCTCTATATTGCTCTACCTTCTGTTCTATACACATTTTCAAGCTCCTTTTCTAACTTTAAAATCATCTTTCTATATATTGTTGGATGCTTCTTTAAATATTCCAGCATTCCTTTTATATAAATTTCTCTTTTCATTTGCTCTCCTTTTTGATATAATCAAAATGAATTATTTGCTGTGGACATCACAACTTTGGCGAGAGGTGATGTCTTTTTTCATTTTAATCATTGTAATATTGATAACCTGCTCTCCTATAATATTGTCTTACACTGTATACATCTTTATTTCTTAAATATTCCATTGCCTCCTCTTCTTTTCCACATTTTATATATAGTTCCAATGCTATTGAATGTCTTAAATCATCAATAGAATAGTATTTACCTAAGTATTTTTTTGTATTTTGAGTATTCCAATAGTATAAAGTTGTAAAATCTAGTGGAAAAATCTTATTTTCTAGCTCATACTTTTCTGCATACTTTAATAATTCTCTTGCTAAATCCCTACTTATCTTTTCTCCCAATAAAGTTGACTTTGAATAGTCTATATCGTCAACCCTTATCTCCACTATTTCCTTAAAAAAAAGCCCCCTTTCCTTTATGATTTGATATACAAGTCTTTCTCTTTCTGGTACTGAACTTTGTAATATATTAAACTGCTCTAATGTTAGAAAGTCTTTAACCTTAAAGACTCTTTTATATCTTTTAATATTTTCAGTTATATCCAAGCCCAGCACTTCCTCAAAGAAAAACTCTAAAGCATTAAGTTCTACTAATACTGTATTTACTGATAATTCCATTAATTTTTTATCTAAGTATCTAATCACATCTTCTTTTTTTACATCTATCACTTCCTTATTTGTTGCTTCTAAAAAATCTTGTACTGCCTTTTTATATATCTTTTGTGTTGCTACTGAATAATCTCTATATGCCATTTCTGTTTGTAAACTAAGTAAGTCAAAATAAAATTTATTCATTTTCAATAACTATATCATCTCCATATCCTTCATTATTTTCATTTTCTATGTCTGTTCCATAGACTTCATCACTTAAATCATTTACAACTTCTATTATTGTGTCTATTTTTCTTTTGATTTGTTTTATATCCTCTCCCATCTCCTCCACTTTTTTAAAAAAGTCTTGTGATTTTTCAAAAAATTCAAATATTGTATTTATTTCTTCATCTCTTTTAGTTATGAGAAACATCATTTTATCCAACTTTGGCTCAAATGTTGCTGGTACTCCTGAAGATAAAACCATTTCATTTTTCTTTATTTTTGTAAGCATTTGTTTTGAAAACTCTTTTATAAACTTTCTGAACTCTTTGGCTTTCTCAGTATTAGCTAAGAAAGCTACCTCATAGATTCCTGCTTCTGTAAATATCCTTTTTTCCCTTTTCTTTAAGATCCCCCCTTCATTATTTAGAACTTTCTTTAAATATGAATATTGTTTTTCTTGTAAAATTGGATTTCTTAAAAATATACTTTTATTAAAACTATCTTTATCTTTAAAATTTATTGCTTTAGCAAGTTCTTCAATATCCATTTCAATTTCATTATTAGGATTGATTGTTAATTGAAGCTCAGTTTCTCCAAACTTTACCAAGCTATTTTTATTGCTCATTTTCTTCTCCAATCTCTACTATTATTCCATTACCAATATATAGTTTTTTAGATAGTGTTAATTGTTCTCCTAAACTATTTAATTTTTTCATTCTTTCTTTATGAGCTTTTATCATTTCTATGTTATCTAAGCTTGATTTTTTTTCTACTCTTTCCTTTCTTCCTAAAATGTAAGTTATTTCATTATTTTTATTAGATATTCCTAATAGTTGCCATTCTTCTTTTAGTCTTTTGTTTACCTCTTGGTAATCTTTTAATTCTGTTATTTCTTTTATATTTGCTAACATTTAATCTCCTTTCAATATTTGATTTTTTATCTTATAGGAATTTCACCTTTCATCCAAAGTGCAAAGGTAATTACTAAACTTAATAAAAAACTAAGCATTATCCCTTTACCTATTAAGCTAAATACATAATCTACTACTTTCTCTTCACTCTTATTTTCCAAAGTTTTAATTCTTTTTTCTAATAATTTATTTTCAGTAGCTAAATTAACAATAACTTTTCTTTGCTCTGATGCAATTTCTGTTAAATTTTTTAAAGCCTCAACAATTAAATCTTTTTCTTTATCCATTTTTCCTCCATTCAATTAGGTTTTAATTATTATTCAAGTTTTAAAGTTTTTTATAAGCATTCCCCCTTTATTGATTTTTAACCTCTTAAAAGCTATAATATTGTTAATATAACTTTTAGGAGGTATTTATTATGTCTTTTTCTCATTTACCTAAAAATTTAGAAAATATTTTATTACTTTTGAAAAATGAAAAAAACTCACTTTCAGAAGAAAATATTAAACTTCTATTATCAAAAAAAACTAAAAAAATTTTAAAAATTGATTTTCCTAAAAATGAACTAAAAGAATTAGTAAAAATGAAATATCTTTTAGTTGATACTGATGGTAAATACTCACTTACAATGAAAGCTAACTCTTATTTTACTAATCTTAAATATGAAAAAAATCGTTTAGCTCAAGTTGAGGAAAATATGGAAATTTCAAGAAGAGCTTTACGAGCTTCTGAAAGATCTTCTAAAGAAAGTACTCGTGCAAATATTATTGCTATAATTGCATTGCTTGTTGCAATAATAGCTCTATTTAAGAAATAATTTATAGATTAATGCTCCTGAACTAACTATTAAAGCTATTATTGAGATTGTTAAGGATTTACGAGCATTTCTTTCCATTCTTTTAGCAATCTCATACATTTCTTTAGCAATTTCTAATCTTTTCTTCCCTTCATATATTTCCCTTTTTAATTCTTCACCTACCATATCTAAATTATCATCTTCATCAAAATCATCAATAATTTCCATTTATAACCTCCATTCAATCAATTTTTAATTACTATTCAATTAAGCCTTATAAATTTTCTATAAGCATTCCCCCTTTATTGATTTTTAACCTCTTAAAAGTTATAATGTTGTTAATATAATTTTTAGGAGGTAGATATTTATAAGCCCTTGCTTTTGGTGAGGGTTTATTTATTCTATCTCTATTGGACAAGGTCCATTTTTTATTCCTTCTTCTATCTTATTGTTAGGAATATAAAGTCCTTTGTTTCTTTTCTTTTCTTCCATTGAAAACATATAATCTATATTAGTTTTTACTTTTTCCCAATCAGCTTTACTTAGCTTTGATATTTCATTTATTAATGCTTTTGATACTTTCATTTTTTCTTCTCCATTCAATTATTTTTTTATTATCATTCAACCCTAAAATCTTTCTATAAGCATTCCCCCTTTAATTTAATATAGTGTTTCAATTCCCAATGTCCTATGTGCTTCTATCCCCCTTTCTTTTTTTTATATTTTTTTCTATTCACTTTTTTATATTTTTTAGAAAAAAAACTT